TACATGACCTTCGACGAGCGCGCCGGCCACATGTTCGACGGCGTGCAGCGTGGCAGCAAGGAAGACCGCCAAGCCACTCCAGATCTGCGAGGAGGTGCGTTGCTGGATGCCAATCCTGTCCACGCCCTTATCTTTCGACCCAACCCGGACGCGGGGATGCAGCACCACTGACGGAGAGTGCGATGCCGAGCACGAGCCCAAGACAGAGGCGGTTCATGGCGAAGGCGGCCAACGACCCGAGCTTCGCCCGCGAGACCGGCATTCCCTCGAGCGTCGCGCGCGAATTCCACGCCGCCGATCGTGGCGTGGGTCGCACCAGCGGCCGGAGCAAGCGTCGCAGCCGGCGGGGTCGCCGGTCCTAGTCTGCACCCTCGGCTGTGGAGCCCTGAAATGACCAGCGTCACCAGCGACATTCCCATCCTCACCCAGGTGGCGGTCGGTCTTGCCGATGGCCTGCTCATTCCCGCCAACGCCCAGCGCAAGGGGCTCATTCTCGCCAACCCCAACGCCACCGCCATCCTCTACCTGGTGCCGCAGCCGGGGAGCGGCACCTTGGCGGCCGCCGCCAACACCGGCATCCAGCTCTCGCCTGGCGGCTTCATCCAGATGGACAATCTCAAATGTGCCTGCGCCTGGCGGGCGCTGGCCAGCGCGGCCGGGACCTGCACTGTGCTCGAGTGGGTCTAGTCCATGTCCTGGCCCAGCCCGCCCTATCCGTTCGGGTCCGCCACCTCGCCGGAGCCCATGTCGAGCCTCGACACGATGTTCAATCAGGTCGGGGCGATGATTGCGATCCCGTGCACCGCCTCTGGCACCAACGCCATCGCGCTTTCTCCCAACGTCAATTGCCCGGCGCTCACTGGCTACAATGAGTTGGGCGGCTATCGCTTTGTGGCCGTCAACACCTCCACTGGCTTAGTCACGGCGCAGTATAACGGGCTCGGCTTTCTGCCGGTCTATCACGGCGATGGCGTCACCCAGGCCGGCACCGCCGACCTGGTGATCGGCCAGCAGTACGTCTTCCGGTTCCATCAGGCCCTCAACGGCGGTGTCGGCGGGTTCTATTTCGAAAGCCCGTCGCAGCCGGTGCCGGTGTCGACTTGGTTCACTCCTGGCGGGCGTTTGACCACCAACGCCGGAGTGCCGGTCAATTTCACCAGCGCTGCTCCCACCGGCACCATTTACTACGCTCCTTACGTCCATCCGTTCGTTCCGCTGTTCAACGGATCGACGGTGCAGATGTATCAGTTCTCCACCCCGCTCAACGATCATATCGGTCTCACCCTCAACATGAACGGCAGCGCCAGCTTTCCTTCTGGCGCGGTGTTTGACATTTTCGTCATTCTCAATGCTGGCGTGCTTACGTTGGCCGCGCTGCAATGGACCAACACCACCACCCGGGCCCTGACCCTGAGCATATTCGGCGGCTTTCTGACCAATTCAGGAGCCACCAACATGCTCATTTCTCCGGCCGGCACCCCCAGCACGGTTGCGGTGGCGGCCAACCAGGCGACGTTCCTGGGTTCGTTTTACACCAGCGCGAACGGGCTTGTGACTTGGCAGTTTCCCGGCGGCGGCGTGGCTGGAGTGTTTGGTCTCAGCAACTACTACAATAGCGTGTTGTTCACTGGATTTGTAGTGGACGGCTCCGCTCAATACACTTACTCATCAGGTACTTTCAGGCAGGCAGGTGCAGCAGCCTATAACCAGATAACCCTGCTGCAAACCAATTCCGAGCGGGCGTTGCAAGCGGTGTATTCCGCTGGAGCCGCACCGGTCGCGGTACCGGCAGCGCAGACAGGACATGGAATTGGGGTTAATGCAACAACTTCAGCTGCACTTATTTCATACCTCACCAATTTTTCCAGCGGTGTGGCGCCAGGTCAGATAAGTCACACGCACTTGTTCCTGTCAGGCACAGGTCTGCTCACCCTCAATGCGGTGGAGCAAGGCGACGGAACGCATGCGAACGTCTTTAACTACTTTTCCAACAACAAACTTTTATTTGAGGCTTGGCTATGATCAAGAACCTGCAGGCGTTCCACGCTGCCATCGCCGCCGTCGCTCCCATCGACGGCGTGTCGGCCGACGGCAAGACCATCTGGTTGCAGGAGAGCGCCACCGAGGCTGAAAAGGCCGCCGCCCATGCGGCCGCCGCCGCGTTCGTCGACAGCACGCCTGAAGGGCCAGTCCTGACGCCGCCGCCGCTGCAGGAACTGCCGCGCCCCAAGAGCATCCTGGAGCTTTAGTTCAGCGCTCCCACGTCGGGTGCGTGCTTGGCGCAACCGTCCTCCTTGCCCACCAGAGGAAAATACCCCCTTACGATATGCGCCACCTCGGCCCCCGGCTTGCGCGGGTCGACCAGGGGCGAGGAGGGGGTGATGCCGACAATGAACGGCGTCGGCGGGTTGAAGATGCAGACGCCCACATTGGCGCCCTGCGGGTTGTGGAAATACCTGCACGTCCCGCACTGCTTGGGGCCGATGGCGTTCTTCACGGTGCGATCCCCTGCAGGATGTGGTGCACGGACATGCCGACGGCCTTGCCGAAGGCCACCAGGGTGTGCAGATGGATGCGCTGGTTGCCGTTCTCCATCAGCGACAGATGGGTGCGGGTGATGCGCATGCGCTTGGAGGTTTCCAACTGCGTCATGCCGGCGAGGCCGCGCAGCTCCTTCATCTGCCGGCCTATCTCGGGATAGATTTTCTCAATCCTGGTTTTCACGCACCACCTCGCCGGTCTCGGGATTGTAAATATCGCCGGCTTCCGCGGCGGCCTCGGCGGCGGCCTCGGCCATGAGTCTGGCGTCGGCGGCGTCACGTATGGTCGCTAACTCCCTGTTTATGCCTTTCACCACCTGTTGCTCGTTGTAGGTGGCGAGAGTTTTCCAGAACAGCTCGAGCGCTGACTTGCCTTTGGCCGCTGCCGCGCGCGCTTTCTGCTCCAGCGCCATGACCTGTGGGATGGTGAGGGTGGGGTTTGATGGTGGCGGCTCTGGCTCCGGTTTGGGCTCCGGCTTAGCCTTGGGCTTCATAACATCCGGTTTTGCCTCCGGCTCCTTGACGGCATTGCTGGCACCGTCGTCATCGTGGGCGGCGGCCAGCCCGAGCGCGGCCTTGAGCGAATACCGGCTCAGATAGGTGATTGTGCTGCCGATCGCTTGGATGGCATTCTTGGACGCGCTAATGTCTGCTGGCCCCGACAGGGAGTTGCGGATCGAGTGCCCCAGTTCGTGCGAGATGATGCAGGTGACGGTGATGCGTCCTGGCTCAGTCGTGGTCTCGAACCGGTGCGATAGGCCGTGCTTGCCGAGCACCGGCGCGATGGCGCTCACCACCTCGGCCAGGTCCTCGTGCTTATAGGATGTAGTGCCAAATTTGACCGCGCGGTTCTTCACCAGCGCCGGCATTTCGGTCGAGGCCGCGGCCATCGCCTTTTCGAAAGCCTTGCGGGCCTCGTTGGCCTCCCAGCGCTCCTGCAGCACCATGAGCCGTTCCAGCACCTCGATGGAAGCGCCGTCGCTGACTGCGCGCGCGAGAATGTCCATCGGATTCGGCGGCAGAGGCTTCAATTCAACCAATCCACTTCCAGGACCGGGAATATAGCCATCACTCATCGTCATTTTTCCTCTCCTTCGCGCAATGACAGCCGACCGGCACGATCGCGGGATATTCTCACGCCATAGCCGAAGCAGCGCTTGGCCTCTGGCGGCACCAAGCTCTTGAGGATTTTCTCGGACTCCTTGGCGGCCTCGGCGGCGCCGTGCGTCTGCAGCCAGCGGTCGGCCTGCGCCGCCCACGTTCCATTGCCCTTCATGTTTATCTCAGCGAACGGCTCGATCGGCGGTGCGATCGGCGCCAGCTCGACCGGCGGCTTTCGCAAGCCCACGCACATCATGAAGTAGTCGCCGCGATCGATCATTTGATCGATGTAGGGCTGGTGGCGCTCGATGTATTCGATGATGGGTTCATTGGCGCCCATGATAACGCTCAAGGCGCACTTATCGGCGTCCGTCACCATCATCTGCCACTGCATCTGCGGCTGATAGCGATCGATGATAATCTCCAACGGCTCGCGCCCGCCGACGTGTTTTGCCTCAAAAGGACATTTCAGTTCCGCATCCCATCCGTCCAAGGTAGCCGCCGCCCATGGATATTTCTCCGATACCGCCACGGTGCCGCGCTGGGTCAGCAGGCGCTTGTTCTTGCGCTCGAACCAATCAAGCGAGAGCTTTTCGGTGGCGGAGCCGAGTTGCACTGGCCAAACATCGTCCAAATTTTCGGGCTCTGCCTCGCCGATCATTTCCATGTACAGCCGCAGGATGCCTTCAGCATCACCACGCATCAGCACGGCAACGCGCGAGCCGGTCAACTTACCTTCGCGCTTGGCGATCTGTTCTGCGGTCAGGCTCATTTTTTCCCCTCCTGGGTCAGCTTACGTATGCCGCTGGCGCATGCGCGCAATTCAGTTCTCCTGCGATTGCAGGCCTCGCAGCGATACTTGGTTCGTTTCTTCAGTTTTCTCAATTGATAGCCGCCCCCATAGGCACCGCAGTCAAAGCACCAGCAAAGGTCAGAGTGCGGAAACTTCGAGGTGTAGGGGCCGCAGGTTCCGTCCCTGCACCACTCTCCGGTGGTAAATCGTTCAAAATGGCCTTTTTCACAGCCGCAGAATTTCCACCAAGAGCCTTCCTCGGGCTCATCGCCGCGTTCCTGCGGGTTGCCCTGATTGATGCGCTGGCGCGGATGGGTGCGCTCGTTGTGAGTGATGGTCCATTTGTGAACGTAGTGAACCTCGCAACAAAGGTCACAATGGTAGTCGATGCAGCCGTACCACTCGCGGACAAACCAGAGCACGGTCAGACAGCATCATTGCTCTCGGGCAGTGCCACTGGCGACCCAAGTTCCAGCGGACTGCCGAGATTGGGGTTGACCTTGCCCGGCAGCACGCCGGCGTTCTGCCGCAGGTGGCGATGTACTTCAATCTCCATGCGCACGGTCTCGACCACGCCGGCGGCCAGCTTGGCGACCGCGTTGGCGCGGGTTGGATTGCTGGTGCCGGCGCGGATGCTGTCAATCTCGTCAAAGATGGCATCGCGCAGGCCGGCGCTGGTGCGCACGATCGGAACCGATGCCGGCGGGTTCGGCTTTGCCTGTCTTTTCTTGCGCGGCGTTTTGGATGTTTTGGGCATGTTTGTTTCCTTTCAACAGCAAGGCGACGCGGCAGGCCGACCACCGGGGTAGGACGCGTAAGCGTTCGGCTGTTCGGAGTTGTTGGACAAACAACCCTAGCCGCGTCGATGGTGACTTGACATTGTCGTGTGTCGTGTGTCAAGTTCTTAATCACAGTTTTCGGGAGTATCCCATGGAAACACCAAAGAGAGGGCAGGCGCGCGACCGCGCCTTGGCCGAGCGGCTGCGCGCCATGCGCCAGCGTTGGGGGGAGACGCAATTGACGTTCAGCCGGCATTTTCCTGTTGGGCGGCAGACCTACTGCGGCTGGGAGCGGTTCGGGGTGCCGCCCGGCCCGACTGCGCTGATGGTCAAGATGGTGCTGGCGAAGCTGGGCGAGATTCTCCACCAGCGGCGGCCGGGCAAGAACGGCAAGCGGGAGGCGGTGTCAGAATGAGGAAGCCGTTTCCGCCGCAGGTCGAGGCCGCGCGCATCCGTAATGGGGCGATGGGCAGCGCGTGCGATGTTGGCTATGGCGCCTTCGAATTCACCAACAAGAGCGGCAAGCGCTTGGTCGTCGTCGCGACCGATGGCGATGCTACCGGCTGGGAGCATGTCAGCGTTTCGCTCAAGCATCGGACGCCGACCTGGGAGGAGATGTGCTTCATCAAGGACCTGTTCTGGGGCCCGGAGGAAGAGGTGGTGCAGTTTCATCCGCCGCGCTCAGAATACGTCAACTGCCACCCCCACTGCCTGCACCTGTGGCGGCATGTCGATGGCCACAAGATCCCGCCGTCAATCCTGGTAGGCCCGCGATGAAGCCGCACGGCAATCAGACCTGGACCGACCAGGAGGATGCGCAGCTCCTCGCCCTCGAGCGCCAGGGGCTCTCCGGCAGCCTGATCGGGCAGCGCCTGGGCAAGAGCAAGGCCGCGGTCATCGGCCGCTCGCATCGGCTGCGCGGCTACAAGCGCCAGGGGGTGCACACACAGGGAGTTGCGGCCATGCCACGGCAGACCAAGGTCACGGTGCGCAAGCTGTATCAGCTGGCGCCGAAGCCGGATTCGGGACGGCGCCTGATCGGCATTATTGATCTGGATCAAAATACCTGCCGCTGGCCGTTCGGCGAGCGAGCGCCGTTCCGGTTCTGCGGCGCACCGCCGGCAAGCGTGCACACGCCCTACTGCGCGCTGCACTTTCGGCTGGGCTTCAAGTGACACTTTAACTTCCTCGAAAGGGAAAACATGAAACATCTCCTAGCTCTATTGTTACTCGTTAGCACGCCGGCTCAGGCAGAACCGAGCCATATCAAGCTCTCGCCCAGCGCCGGCACCTGGCATGTGCCGGTCGAGGTGGACGGGGCGCTGACGGCGCCGTTCATGGTCGACAGCGGCGCCGCGATCGTGGTGCTGACGGCGGACATGTACGCGCGCCTGCGCAGCCTAGGGGCGATCCGGGACGAGGACCTGCGGCCGCCGCAGTCGTTCACCATGGCGGACGGTGCGGTGCACCAGTGGCCGACCTTCATGCTGCGCTCGCTCAAGGTGGGGGGCGTCACCATCGAGAACGTGCACGGCGCCGCCAAGCCCACGTCCATGGGCTCAGCCTTGCTCGGGCAGCCGTTCCTCGAGCGGCTGAAGGCCTGGCATGTGGACAACAGCGTGCATGAGCTGGTGCTGGAGCCGCGTGAGGTACCACGGGCGGTAGCTGTGGAGCCTTATGTAGTACCGCGGATGGTGGATGCTCCAGTGGCACCGCCGCCGCCGGTGGTGATGACGGAGCGAATTGTGGTGCAGCGGCAACCGGTCGACTGGATCCCGCCCAGCTTCCAGGTCCAATTCTGGACCCGCAAATAGTGGCAGCGTCCATGACCCAAGTCTATGGGTGGCGGCTTGACGGCGCCTTGGTCCCTGAGCGAACCTTGTCTTGCGCCGGTCATGCAAGCCGGAATATAAGACCAGTGCCGGGACATCGGTTAGCTACCGATTGCCTGCCCTGATGGCTCACCGGCTCTTCACCGCCCTAAAGGGGGGCGTCAAAATGAAAAATCCACAGGATTTTGCGTTATTCTTGCGCCGCGCGCGCGAGCAGAAATGCCTTACTGCGGCTTTGCTGGCTGAGAAGCTCGGCCTGCATCCTCACATCATCGACGATTGGGAGAAGGGAGTACGCACGCCGCGGCTGGCGTCGGCGATCCGTTGGGCCGATGCCCTCGGGCACCATCTGGAATTGCGGTAACCTGGGGGGGCCTCCCATGATCACCATTGCTCTCTTGCGCGCAGCCGGTCTCACCGAGGCTAAGGTCTTGCGTGTGGCCGAGCTGGAGGAGGCGGCTGACCGCGCCGCCAACGCGGCTCGCCAAGCCCGTTTCCGTGAGCGAAAACGTAACGCAAAAACCGTTACTAGTAACGCAAGTAACGTTGCCAACGTTACTTCCGTTACGCCTCAAATTATTGAGCAAAATCAACAACCCTGTAACGAAAGTAACGTTACAGGCGTTACGCATGGACGTATAGGAGTCCTTACTTCTTCTTCTTCTACCAAAGAAAGTAAGAAAGAAAGAAGGAAGAAAGCAAGCACCGCGCGCAAGAGCGCGCTGCTTGCCGGTTGGACCTTGCCCGAGGAAGGGATCGCTTTCGCCAGAAGCAAGGGGTGGCCGGAGGATCGAATTTCAACCGAAGCACTGCGGTTTCGGGATCACGCCCACGCCAACGGCCGGCTTCAGGTTGATTGGGCGGCCGCTTGGCGTGGTTGGGTCACCTCACCCTACCGGCAATCAAGCAATCAGAACGGAGGACACGTCGATGGTCGCGAGCAAAGACTCCAAGACCGCAACCGGCGGATCAACGAATGGGAATCTGCCCTCGCGGACGCCCGCGCCTTCGCTGCCGGATCGGGAAAAGGCGGTGGCGATGGCGGAACGCCTGCTTTCACAATTTTCCCCCCAAAACGGACTTGACCTGCGCGTCTTCCTCACGGCGATAGCCAGTATCCTGATGCACTATCCGGTTGCCGTCGGCGAGGAGATTGCGGACCCGTTTTTGGGGCTGCCGTCCAAGCTCAAGTTCCCGCCTACCCCCTATGACGTTAAACAGGCGTGTGATGAGATTGCCGCCCGCGCGCGTCCTGTTCGCTGTCTGATGGACGATTGGGATGCGCGTTCACGGGCGCAACTTGAGGAGCGCAAGCGGATCGAGGACGCGAGCCGGCGCGACCCCGACAAGGCGGCCACCGTCCGCAAGTTCGAAGACGAGATGGCCAGTCACGGCATCCACATGGAGGGCTGGAAGAAGCGTCAGCCAACAGCCCACGGCGAAACCTCACAAAGCGTGCGCAGCAAGCTTGGGCTGACCCAGGAGCAGTGGGACGCGCTGCCGGATGCCAAAATTCCGTGCGGCGCCTTCCAGAGCCTTGGCGAGGCTGTGGGAAAGGTTGTCGAGCGGACGGTGTCTCAGGAGCCCGACCAATGATCGAGATTGCCGTTTTCCCGTGCTCCCGTAAGCCCGGGGAATTCATCTTCGAGGTTCTGGGCTGTCTGGTGGCCCGCTCGCGAACGCCGTTCCTTGACGCTGCGCGTCGCGTTCTAGAGGCCTTCCCGGAAAGTTCCGATGATTGGATAGCCATGCGGCATGTAAATACCGATTACGTTGCCTTGCGCGCCAAGGTCGGAGTGGCGGCCGGCCTGACCGTCAATGAAGGGAACCATGAGCGACCGAGGTTCGCGCGCTGGCAGGCGAACGAGCGTTTCACCTGAACCGAAAGGAAAACACCCATGACCGACCGTTTCGACCGTTCCTCCCTCAACGATGCGCTGGCCAACATTTCCGATGATCGAATGGAGGAGCATCGGCTCACCGTGGTACCATCACCGGATGACAGGCTGGCCGAGCCCAGGCCCGGCAATGGCGCCGCCAAGCTGGCGGAATCCATCGTCGCCAAGATCGATGAATCCACCGGCTATACCGCCAATGAACTTGACCAACTCATTGCCGAGATTAGAGAAATTAAGGAGCGCACGATCAAGGAGGCGGACTTGGTGAAGGCGGCGCTCGAGCAGCATTTCGTCCTCACCGCGGAGGCGCTGGCGTTCCGCGAACGTGTCTCCAAGCGCCTGAACGGGCTCACGAAATAAGCTATTCGACCAGAGCATTTTGCGACCGGGGAGCGGCGGCACCGCCACAACAGGAAAGGCAAGACAATGAGGCAACTTCTGCTCTCGACCGTCGCCCTCTTGGGTATCGGAATAGGGGCGGCGCAGGCCGACAACTTCACCTATACCTCGTTCGCGGTCGACCCGGGCATCTCCGTCACCCTGACCGACCCCACGCTGCTGAGCACTCCGTTCACGGCCTCGGTCGGCGAGATCACGCTCACTGGCGCCGGCACCTTCATGGGCCAGCCCATCACCAGCATCGCCGCCTGGTGCGTCGACATCCTCACCGGCCTCAACCCCACCGGCACCTACAACATCGTTCCGTTCCCGGGCCCTGGCAGTGTCGGTAATGGTAACCCGTCCATTACCGCACTACAGGTAACCGAGATCGCGAGCCTCATCGATCATTTCGGTGGTGCATTGGACAATAATCCGGGCGTCACACAGCTGGCGATTTGGCGGTTGGAATATGGTTCTGGGCTTACGTTTTCCTCCACCAGCACCATAGGTGCTGACGACATTGCTGCGTCGATAACGTTGGCAGCAGATGCCTCGTCGGGTGGGTCCTTGTTCGACCCATTCGCCAGTCTCGAACTGTTGGATGTGGTGCCCACCGACCAGATCCTGGCAGTTGCAGTCCCTCCGGTTCCGATCCCCGCTGCCTTGCCGCTGTTCGCCGGCGGGCTCGGCCTCATGGGCTTCCTATCCCGCCGCCGTAAGCGGAATGTCCTCGGCGCCTAATGTCGCCAACCAAACCTCCCCTGAGCACGGCGGCGCGTGTCGCCGTGCTCGACTACATCGCCCAAGCCCGGCGCAGAAACCCGATGCGGGGAGAACACCGATCGCAGGTGGTGGCCTACTATATCGCGGGTCACTCGCTGCGCGAATGCGCCGAGCACTTCGGCGTCTCGTTCCAGCGCGTGCATCAGGTCATACAAGCCGATGCCCCGCAGGCGATGCGCGTGCGTGACTGGCGCGCCCCCCACCCCGCGGCAGCAAAGACCACGGCCCCCGAGCGCCCCTCGAGCCCACAAGGGCAACCCCAGGGGCGGTCACCTGCTGCAGAAAACTCGGACCCAAAAATTTTGTAATCCCGGATCCCAAGACCAAAAGCTAAAATCCCCGGGGGTTTTGCGCCTGCGGGCCCGCGCTCCCGCGGCCGCACGCAGCGACACTCCTAGGGTCAATGCCCGATACCGCATACGGCAAAACCCATAGGGTGAATCCCTGATATGCCATCAGGTAAAACCCCTAGGGTATCCTGCGCAGCATGGAGTCGACGGCTTCCGGCGGCTGCCCGGCCCGATCCATCAGCAGCAGCAGGTCGCAGATGACCGCGACCGACTTGGCCACCTTGCAGCGTCCCGCTAGGCTGTAGAGGATCTGCCGGCGGTTGATGCCGAGCAGGCGTTCGGTCATAGCGGCGGAATGCGGCAGCCGCAGCTGCCGCAACGCCGCCGCAAACTCTTCCTTGGTCATTGCTGCCCTTCCGCCGCCTCCGCGCGTTCACGATCCAGCCGCTCAAGGTCCGCTATCGCCTCTTCCTCAGTGCGGCCGCAGCCGACATGGTGACGGTCGGTTTCATCGTTCCACCATGCCATCCAATCGAGATACTCGCCGAGCGACAGCCGCGACACATCGCGCGTGAGCATCTTGCGCTCTTTGCTCATAGCGTCACCCGTGCGGCCATTGCCGCTGGCGCAGCACAATGCGGGCAATGGCCACGATGGCGTCATGTTGCGTAATCATTGGCGAGCTTCCGCGAGAATACGCTTTACCTCATTGCACAACTCGCGGTGCGACGGCTCACGCCCGAGCTTCGCCTTGAGCGCTTGGTAAATAGTCATGTGTTCCCCTTTCGAAGGAATGGGCAGGATCGCCCGATAGGACGCCCGCAGGCGTCCCGTCGCGCAATCAATCCATGTAGCCGTTTGGATACTGAGTTTTGGCGTGGTCGCGGCACGATGGGCACGGCTCAATATGATTGGGCGAGTAGTAACCGGGCCGTTCCTTGGCAACGCGCTTGGCGCCGGAATAGTTGTCGCCACCCTGCCATTCGTCAAAGCAGTAGAATTGCGCGGTCTCCTTCGTGAGCCGGCCGAGCGTCAGGCACGGGCCGCAGATGGAAAAGGCGCGGACGATCTTTGATTGGTTGGTCATGGTTGTTTCCCTTTCGAGGACCGGCGGATTGCCGTTCTGATGCCCCGTGAGGCATCAGGGCCGCAATCAGCTGACGCGAGGAAGCCGACGAATGGTGGAGGGCGAGTTGACGTACTTGTCTTGTACGCTAGGCATCCGGCCGAATTTCTCCTGGTAGGCCGATAAGAATATTTGAGCGTCGCGGTCTTCCTCGAGGTACAGTGTGTCGAGGTTGCGATAAGAGTAGCGGCTTAAGGCACCAATGATCAGGTTGACGGCGTTGCAATCCTCGATCGTGACCTTGAGCCATCCATGCGCCGGATCGGAGATGTGAGTGAAGATCTTGGTTGCGGTGTTCATGGCGTTCCCTTTCGTTGACCATCCCACCATAGCACACCATGCAAGGATTGCACATGCTATGTTTGCAGTGCTGCCATGCAAGGATTGCATATGGGGCTGATCATGGTTCCAGATTCGTTCCGAGGTGTAAGATCGCCTTGGTCGCAATGCGGCCCTATCTATGCTAAAGCCCATCCAATTCAGGGTGTTACAATGGCTGGAGCCAAGTGGAATCAGCTCAGTAGACGCGATCACATGCGCCGGCACGGCGTCACCAGCGTTGCCGACGACCGCGAGGTGATCGCCATGCTGGGACGCAGCACACAGCCTAACCCCAAGGTCCCAAAGGCGGAACTGCGCCGCCAAGCGCAAGAGGCCATAACCGAATGGGCTACCCGCCAAGGTCATAACAAACCTGAAGACCCCCCGGGGGTACCTGTCCCCATTAAACGAAAACCCTAACCAATCCAAGCCATTGCGAAAGTTGTTGACACATACCCCCCTTGAACGCCGAGCCCCACTCTCTATAGGCTTAGAACCTGCCGGAACCCGCGTTAAGTCAGTCGCCCTTAGCCCCTCCCAGCAAGTGGGCTCCGGTGCTGGATCGATCGCTGGTCGCCCTAGACCAGCGGTCATCCAGCGACAGGCAGTGTCCCCCGCAAACCGAGTGAGCCAATGAGCGATGATCAGAACGCCTCTGGACTACCGGTATTCGGTACTACCGGTAACCGGTAGTTCATGCTTTCTCCCTCTGGTGCTGTGATCCTCAGTCACCGATGCAGCGAGGCTAACTCCTTGATATGATTGGGTCCTCAGACTTGGTCCTCGAGGGTGGGTAACGCTGGGGTAACAGGTGAGGCAGGGGAGGGACCCCCCCGGGGTGGCCTCCCGGGGCGCGCAGAGGGCGGCGCGCCAATGGGTCCACCGAGGGAGATGAAGGCCGCCCGGTCCCTCGTGCCCCCCAGAAAATTCTGCTTGGAATGTGGCGAGGCGGTGCTGCGGGGTGCTTGGGGCTGAGCTTGTGGCACGAGGGAGGGAGAGGCTGCGGTTCGGCTGTTCAGCGGGTGCTTTTGGTGAGGGGTGTGTCTGGTGCGGTCTAATCCATGAGGGGTTGGGTGTGGGATGAAGGTGTTCGGCTGTGCGATTGAAGTACTTCGATAGTATTGGCTGGTGGTGGATGGCGGGGGATTGGGGCTGGACAGGGGTGACTAGATGGTTTTGGATGTGGGGTGAGGCCAGCGGTGTTTTGGGCGTTGGGCGAGGGGGTGGTTCCCCTTGGCTCATGTGGCGGTCCATCCACGGGTTTGCGTTGGTTTGCGTGGTTGCCGCTGGTCTCACGCATATAGAGTGTGGGCTATGGGGGTTGTTTCCCGTGAAACCGCGTTGCGAGCGACTGCGCTTGGATGGCCGCGAAGCCATAGCAGCTTGGATGGGCAAGCGCGGCTATGCGACTGGCCACGGCGACACGATCGAGGATTTGCTGGTAGAGCTTGAGGGTCAGTTGTTGCGGGCACGTGAAACCTTCGGTGACGGCTCGGCGGCCGAGGCGGCGCGGCTGCGGGTGATGCGGCTTTATGCTGCCAGGCTGAAGCGGATCCAGGATGTGGCGGATCCCAGGCGGGCGGCGCTGTTGCGGGACATGATGTTTCTGGACTCTGCGCGCGGGCGCGAGCTGTGTGCGCTGCTGCTGGCGCAGGATGGGGCGGGGACATGATGCGGAGCATCCGGTGAAGATGAGCGAGGGCGAGCGGTTTCTGCTGTGGGTGCTGTTGTGGGTGGGGTTGGGGATCGCCGGTGGCGGGCTGATCGGCTGGCTGGCGTTCGCCATTGACGACAACCTCGCCCGGGGTAGGCGCTGGTGGCGGCTGTGGTAGAGCCATCCCGTATGGAGGCCTATGTATAATGAGTGTCAGCAGGCGGCTCTTCCTCGGCCACCTCTTTGCGGCCTGTGCCGCCCCCGCGATCGTGCGGGCGGGTCACCTGATGCCGGTCAAGGCGCTGGACCTGCCGTGACCAAGCTCGCCACCTGCCCGTACTGCCACCAGCCCATCCGCGGCGTGCGCCTCGGCATCTATATGTCGCCCCGGCGGGCGGAGATATTCGACATTATCAAGGCGGCGGGGGAGGGCGGGGTGTCGACGGCGGTGCTGGCCGAGCGGCTCTCACTCTCGCGCTATACCGTGCGCTCGCATATCGAGCAGATCAACGGCCTCCTGCAGGAGACCGACTGGCGCATCAGCAACTTCCCCGGCGGCGGCAGCCGCGACAACGCCTACGAGGTTGTCAGGAGGGGGTCGGAAGATTAGACCATGACGGCGGCGCCCTTTCGCCCGGCTCCCCCGGCGGGTCGGGTCCCAAGGTTCCTGGGCGCGCCGTATCTTGTTTAACCCAGGAGCCAACGCCGGGGCCTTTCTCGAAAGGAAAGCAAATGAGGCTTATCCGCGTATTCCCCCGCCGCACCAAGGCAACCCCGACCGATGCTTTGGCTTATTTCGGGCCACCAGATTTGTTTGCGGAAGCGGATGAAGTTCATGTCTCGGTGACGTTTACTTACGACAAGCCGACGGCCGAGCAGTTTGCCGAGCAATGGCGCTATGTGGCTCCCACCAAGGTCGGTGGCGTTGCCTATGGCGATCGCGGTGAGGAGTTTATCCCCGGCCGCTACATCAGGCACGGCTATGGGTTCACCTCGCGTGGGTGCCCACGCAAGTGCTGGTTCTGCAGTGTTTGGAAACGTGATCCGGTGCCGCGGTTGCTGCCGATTATTGATTGCTGGAACATTCTCGATGATAATCTGCTGGCGTGTCCACGCCCGCATGTCGAGTCCGTCTTTGCAATGTTGCGGCGGCAGGATCGGAGAATTGAATTTACCGGCGGACTCGAGGCGCGAGCACTGGAGAATTACCAGGTCGAATTGCTTGCGAGTCTGCGTCCGCGCCCTTCGATGTTCTTTGCGTATGATCCAGGTGATGCCTTCGAGACACTCGAAAGCGCGGCATCTCGGCTGCAGGCCGCAGGTTTTTCGGCGTGTTCGCATCGGCTGCGATGTTACGTGCTGGTTGGCCACCCGAAGGATACTTTCGACCTGGCAGAGGCGCGCCTGCGGCAAATGCTCGGGATTGGTTTCACGCCGATGGCAATGCTGTGGCGACCGGAAACGCCGTCGCAGGAGAAGTACCGTCCCGATGACCGCTGGCGCGCCTTTCAACGAAGATGGGCGCGGCCGGCTATCATTCATGCAGTGCAATGAATCCCATCCTCATCGACAACTTCTTCCCGCCCGAGCTGTACCAGCGCCTGCGCTCGAGCGTGCGCGCCGCGCCCATGACCTACGGCTCCAAGTCCAACAGGAATACAGATCCGCATGGGCATTGGTCGTGGAAGCCGTTGCACGACTCGACCTATAACCTGGCCGACATAAGCGACCAGCTGCAAATGTTACGCCTGCAGGGCCATGATCCTGGTTTGTTTGCTGGCTGGAATTTTCTGCGCGATAGTTCCGGCAAAAGAACAGGAGGATATGGCTTTGACATTGCCAGCATGAAGCTGGTGCGCTGCTACGTCAACGGCTACACCTACGGCACCGATGGATATTTCCATACCGACAGCGACCGCGACGGCGATCTGACCGTCATCATCTACATCTGCGGTGATGCGGACGCATCAGGCAACAATGCGTGGCCGCTGGACTGGGCCGGCGAGACCGTGTGCACCGATGGCAAGACCTACTGGTCGTATCTGCCGCGGGCAAATAGAGTGGTGATACTCCCCTCCAACATGCTGCACGCGGCCAGGGCGGTGAGCAGGAAGTGCACCGAGCTGCGCACTACGCTGATGTACAAGGCCAGGCCGCGCCGCAACTCATTATTCGAGGTGCAATCCGACTGGCTGCGCGAGCGCGGCGCTTTGGCGATCAATCATTCGACCGGTTCGTTGCACGACCACCTGATGCGCTGTCATCAGCTCGTATACGACAAGGAGCCGAAGGACTCGTTGATGCTGGCCTATGCCGCCGGGCTGCACTCGATCTACGGCACCAATGCCTTCGCCAAGGTGCTGCTCGAGGCCACCGACTCCAACCGCGCCGACGTTGCTCGCAAGTTCGGCAGAGAGGCCGAGGAACTGGCCTATCTGTTCCATCTGCTCGAGCGGCCGAAGACCCTGGAGGAAGTGAAGATGGGTGAGGGCGATTGCTTCCTCGAGTACCGGTTCAACAAGTTCGGCTGGCACAATGCGGCCGTGACCAACGCGCTGCGGCTGATAGAATGCGCCAACCTGGCCGACCAGAAGAGCCTGGAGAAGTGGCCGAATTTGCAGAAGCTCTGGAGCACGACATGAGCGATCTGTTCCAGGAAACCCACCCGCCGCACCAGTCCAAGCTGGTGCCGGATGAGAACAAGTTTCATGTCGGTAATGGACATGATGGCAAGCACTATTGGATAACGCCGCCCGAATTGTACGCCCATCTCGACGCTGAGTTTGGATTCGACTTCGATCCGTGCCCGCATCCCTTGCCGGCAGGCTTTGACGGCTTGACGTGTGAATGGGGTCAATCGAACTATGTCAACCCGCCCTTTGGATCAATTATCCATAAGGGCAGGAAGAAAGGGCCGACTGCCTGGGTGCGTAAGGCTATCATTGAGCAGCAGAAGGGCAAGCGCGTGGTCCTGGTCTATCCGGTCGATAAGTGGGTGCTGATGCTGTTGCGAGCCATGGGCACGCAAGTGAGGAATCTCGGCGACGTGCGCTGGCTGGCGGTAGAAGACGGCTCCCAAGGAAAAGGAACAGGCAGGCATATTGCTTGCTTCGTGCTCGAAAGAACGGAGATGGCAAATGACCGAGCCGGTGGGCGAGCCGCCCGATGAGCTGGCGCTGATCTTCAATGTGCTCCTCGAGGTGCTGAGCGCCTTGCAGCGCATCGCCAAGGCGCTGGAGAAGCTGGCTGGTTGACGTGGAGTATACGGTGCAGCAGCTCAAGAGCCTGCCTGCCGGCGTGCGCATCTGCTTCTATCGCGGCCCGCCGTTCGAGCACCTGTCGCACCGCCCGTATGAGTACTATCAGATGATGATGGAGCTCAAGGACGCCGTCGGCGAGCTGGTGGCCTCCGGCCGTATCTCGGTCGAGCGCGTCAAGATGAACAAGCCGCCGTTCGACGCCCGGTACTTCGCCACTGGACTGTGATGAAACGAAGATTGACCGAAGCAGAGAAGGCCGCAGTCCTGAGCGACTATGCTATCGGCATGAGCGTCCGCAAGATAGCAACCAAACACGGCGTGGCCTTCACCTATCCGTCGAACCTGGCTGCCAAGGTTGGCGCGCAAATGCGCTGGCCGATCGAGAAGCGCCGGGAGTACTCCGAGCGGGCGCGAAAGTACGCATTATGATCTATCTGAGCGGCACCATCCGCCCGAACTTGAGCCATCCCATGCTCGGCTTCATGAAGGCACCGCAGACGGGGTACCAAGTGCCGCTGGGCATAGCATGGGCGGCCGACAATGGGCGCTTCAGCGCGCCCGAGAAGTACACCGACGACGGATACCTCGGTTGGCTCGCTCGGCAACCGCTCGAGCATTGCCTGTTCGCGGTCGCCCCAGACGTGCTGGCGGACCACACCGCGACTATTGCGCTCTCCATGCCGTTATTTTCGCGGCTACGGGCGCTGGGGTACCGGGCTGCCTTCGTGGCCCAGGACGGCTGGCGCGAGCACGACACCCCCTGGGATGAGTTTGACTGCCTATTTCTCGGCGGTACCACGGCGTTCAAGCTTGGCTGCGGCGCTGCCGCGGTGGCGGCCGCCCGCGCGCGCGGCAAGTGGACCCACATGGGCCGCGTCAATTCCTACCGCCGGCTGCGGTTGGCGGCGGCCATCGGCTGCCATAGCGCCGACGGCACCTTCCTCAAGTTCGGGCCCGACGTGAACGCGCCCAGGATGCTGCGCTGGCTGGAGTGGCTGGCGGCCGCCCCTTTACTCAAGTTCTGGTAGTCACTAGGCTGTCGGCACCCTAGGTGAGGGTATCCCGATGCTGCCGCTTCTGGTCCAGGTCATCATCGCGCTCGTGATCGCCGGCTTCATCGTCTGGGCCGCGCGCCAGCTCATCGCGCTGGTGCCGATGGAGGCGATCTACGCCAAGGCCATCAATGTCGTGATAACGATCGTGGCGGTGGCCATCGTCATCTTCTATGTCATCATCCCGCTCTTAAACCTGCTGGCCGGGGTCCATATCGGCGTCACCACGGTGAAATAATGCGCAAGGGCCCGTTGCTCATTCCCGATGCCGAGGAGGAGGCAACCCAGGCCGCGCCCGGCGAGCCGGAGCCGGTGCTACTGCCGCCCAAGCATGTGGTCGACGCCGGCATTGCCGAGTTCATGCGGCTCGCCCGCCTGCACTGGCCGGCGCGCGAGTCCGGCATCAGCATCTCCTTCGACATTAAGAACGAGCGCCAATTGTTCTTGACCATCGGCCTGGTCTACAAGGCAATGCGGGAGGCGGAAGATGACCAAGCCGGTTGACCCGATGTGCGTGGAGCTTGCCCGCCACTTCCTCGACGACGTGAAGTTCTCGGATAATACCGACGTGCAGGAGCTGGCGGAGATAATCCAGACCGCCTGCGAGCAGTACTGCCATGAGATGGAAGACGACGAGCAATGAACCGGCGCGGACCACCGCTGCCGGTCGCTCCCTTCCCGCGCGAGCGCTTCCTTGACTTTTGCAGCCGATTGAGAATTCAGACTAAAGATTACGGCATGGTGCCGATGCAGCTATTGGGCACGCAGACATTCGTGCTCGATCAGATCTGCGCCGCGACCGATAAAGGCGTTACGACATTCCTGATTCTTAAAGCTCGTCAATTAGGAATGACTACATTCTTCATCGCATTGGATCTGTTCTGGGCCTTTGAACATGACGGCCTCTTGGGTGCCTTCGTCACCCATACCGACCAGGCCAAGGCCCTGTTCAGGAACACGATCAAGATCTTCTTCACCGGCCTGCCGAAGACCCACAAGATCAAGTGGGACGCCGAGAACCGCGACATGATCGTGCTCAAGAATGGCTCACTGCTTCAGTACCTGGTTGCGGGGATCAAAGAGAAAGCCAAGGGCGGCCTTGGCCGCTCGTCGGCGAATAACTTTATCCATGCCACGGAGGTAGCCTTCTGGGGCTCGCCAGACGACCTGAACGAACTCTCGGCCACAATGAGCACACATTATCCGCACCGCCTGAAGATTGAGGAAACGACAGCGAATGGGTTTAATTTCTGGGAGGAACGGTGGCGCGAGGGTAAGGACGACCCAACAATCTGCTGCATCTTCGTCGGTTGGTGGCGGCATGACGACTATGCCTTCCATGACGACGACGAGCGCTTCCTGCTGTTCATGGCCAAGGGGCACCAGTCGCAGCTGACCATGCTGGAGCGCCGCCGCGTCAACGAAGTCTACAAGCGCCACGGCGTTACCGTCAACCACAACCAGATCGCCTGGTACCGCTGGAAATTGGATACAGAAAATAGTGGCGACCAGAACAAGATGGACGAGATGTTCCCGTGGCTGGAGGACGACGCCTTCGTCGCCACAGGCACCCAGTTCTTCTCCTCCTTGCATCTGACAGAAGCCGCCAAGAACGGCCGCAACGTCAAGTTCATGCCGTTCAAGTACCAGATGGGCGACACCTGGCGCGATACCACGGTCATCGCCATGCGCAACCCGCGCTCGGAGCTCAAAGTATGGGAGGAGGCGGATGCCACCGGCCATTATGCAATTGGATGTGATCCTGCCTACGGAAGTGGAGAAGAAGCTGACCGAAGCGTTATCAATGTATGTCGATGCTATGCAGATCGACTGGTCCAGGTTGCCGAATTCGTTTCGCCTCTTATCAGTACCTACCAATGTGCCTGGGCGCTTTGTCACCTTGCGGGTTACTATCGAAACTGCATGGTCAACCTTGAAATAACCGGCCCCGGCGAGGCGGTGTTCAACGAGATGAATCAACTGCGCCGCGACGCCGTGCAGATGATGGACCGCACCCCCGACGGCAAGATCGAATATGATTTGAGATATGTCTTCACCATGATGCGGCACTACCTCTACTCGCGCCCAGACAGCATGCAGCAGTCGCTGGCCTACCAGTGGAAAACCACCGGCAACAACAAGTTCAGCATGCTCTCATCGTTCAAGGACTCGTTCGAACTGGGACGCTTCAAGACGTTCTCGCTCTACCTCATCGACGAGATGAAGACCATCGTGGTCGACGGCGGCGCCGTGGGGGCGGAGCCAGGGAAGAAAGACGACCGGGTGATCGCCGCCGCCTTGGCGCACGAGGCCTGGAGAAGATGGATCAGGCAGCGCCTGGAGGCCAACGGCATCACCTACGCGGCCGCCCAGCGCGAGGCCGAGGGCAAGGGCCCCGGCGTTGCGGAAAAGGCCGCCATCAACTACCTTCGCGCCGCCGGCGTCATCAACAAGGCGGGAGACTTGCTTGTTGCGGAGCAACGGGGTCAATAATGTCGGTTCCTGAAGCCATCCGGTTCAAGCCGGAGACCGAGGCCTCGCCGGTCGAGGAGGCGGTCGCCTACGTGTCGCACCAGTGGGTGCAGGTGCTGACCCCGATCCGCACCCGCTGCTACCGCTGCCACAAGGATAGCCCCATCGTCCACGTCCCCGAAGGCGCCATGGCGTTCGGCAATCCGCGCCTGCTGCGCAAGGGCCAGCCCAATCAGCACCGGCAGAACTACCGCGACATTACCCGCGATACCATTGCGGCCTTCGGCGCCATCGGCTGGAAGTTCCAGCTCCGAAGGTCCTATTGCGAGAACTGCAAGGGGCTCGGGAGCGTGTGATGAATCGCGACGAGATTTGTAGATGGTTCCGTCGCTTCCGCTATGACCCGGAGTTCCACGGCAGCGTGCCCTATACGCAAATCTGCCTCTACGCCGGCGTGCCGCGGCGCAATCTGCACTACATCCTGCGCGGCGAACTGGGCCTGACCGAGAACTATCGGGTGCGGCTGGAGGCCGCCATCCGCGACATAGAGGCCGGCCTGCGCTGGCACAAGCGCGACCGCCACTGGGAGATGAACCACCCGGAGAGGTTCCAGGCGCTGCCGCGCTTCGAGCGCCCCAAGCACAGGGAGTACCGGCGTGAACAAGGCAGAAAAGCTGCGCTGCCAGCAGGCCATCGATGAGGCGGTCGACGCCGCGCTCGATGCCGCCAGCGACGTGTGTATCAAGATCGATCGCGGGGAGTTTCCCGGCGGGGTCCTGAACAACGGCGCCGCCTGCGCCAAGGCCATCTGGGACCTGAAGCCGCAATTGCGCCAGGAGATGGCAAGGCGTCATGCTCCATGAGGCTGCGCGAGTATATGTTCTTCGATCTGCTGGTGGCGGTGCTGCTGGCTTGGCTGCTGCTCATCGGTGTAGTGATGGGCGTCTGCCTGCTCTTGTTTTCATTTGCAACCCAACCATAGGAGAGATTGCATGCCGTTTGTGAAAGGTTTTCTGGAGATTGCCGCAGCTCCGCCGGGCGGCGAGAAGCCACCGGGCATCTGGGGCGGTGGCAACGAGCCGTTCCCCACCCCGCCGATCGCCATTGTCATTCCGCCAGATACCATCGCTCCCGGGGTGCCGACGCACCCGATCTATATCCCGATCTATCCGGCGCACCCGATCGTCATTCCGCCGGGCTGGCTCGGCGGCGGCAAGCCGGAGCATCCGATCGTGCTGCCGCCCGGCATCTGGGGCGGCGCCGGTGAGCCGTTCCCCACCCATCCGATCGTCATCCCGCCCGATGCGGTGTCGCCGGGTGTGCCATCACACCCGATCGTCATCCCGCCGCCGCCGCTCGGCATCTGGGGCGGATCCAACGAACCGTTCCCCACTCCGCCCATCTTCCTGCCGCCGGGCGAGAAGCCGAAGCTGATCGAGTGGACCATCGGCTGGAGCGAGGATACCGGCTGGGTCGTGGTCGGGGTTCCCAATGTTCCGACGCCGACGCCTTCCGCACGCAGATAGCAAAACCGGGACATGGGCCTGCGGGACGCGCACGTGCTGTGGACGATTGCCGCCCTCATCTTCATCGTGCTTATCATCCTCGGGCTCATGTCCTGGCGCCATACCGGGTGAATCATGGTGAACCGCACTTGGTTCTGTAAAAACAAATGGTGCAAGAATGAATTCACGGTGGCCGACGCCGATCATCCGCCCTGCCCGCGTTGCGGCAACCTGCATGTGAGCTGGGTGCCGAAGCCGGTGGCCATTCGCTCCGCGGCGACCCAGAAGGCGGATGCCACCGTCAAGGCAATGCAGCAGCAATACGGCGACAAGAACTTCAACTCCCCGCGCATGCACGAGCGCATGGCCCCGCAGGTGAATCCCAGCGTAGTGCCAGGGAGAACCCAGCACTTCGCCCCGGCCTCGCCGTTGCCCGGCTTCGCCCTCGACGTGCCGGTCGGGCCCTCGGGCGCCATCGAGCAGTGCTATTGCGGCCCCACCGGCGTCAGCTCCAGGGTGTCGGCCCCGCTCGGCCAGCGCGCCGGCACCACCAAGGTCGGCGGCAAGGGGCTCGGCGTCGGTGGCAGGTTCGAGGCCTCGCATCGACCGCCAGGGGGAATCCCGAAATGATCATTCCCAAGACCGCCAGGAAGCGCGACGACGCCGTCGACCAGATCGTCCACATCTGCCAGCAGTCGCAGCACAGCCGCGATATGCTCTACACCGCACGCAGGAGATTCTTGGACTACGGCACCAACGATTACACCATCGAGGTGAAATACAATCGGCTCGAGGCCCACTTGGACCTGGTGACCAGCTTCCTCTACGCCGCCGACCACTGCAGATTCAACATCGCGGCCCCGCGCAATGCGGATGATGGTCTTATCTCTCAAGTGGAAGCTCTCGAAGACGAGTGGAACGACTCGTTCCGCGACTGCGGCCTCGCCTACATGTTCTCGGAAGCGGTGTATTGGTCGCTGAGCCTGGATTCGGTGTTCCTCAAGCTGGGCTGGAATGATTCTCGTAACGATCTATTCGGCAAACTGATCCTGCCGGGGGACTTTTCGGTCTACGACGAGTCGGAGCCGGACCTGGACTCGCAAGAAGCCTTCATCCACACCTACTGCCTCAACTGGGACAACGCTGTCTTAAGACTATTGCGCGCCGGCAAGCAGGCCGAGATAAAGAAAATGCGGCAGTACCCCGGGCAGTACAACGAGGATCTGCCGCCGATCCTCTCCAACCTCATTATCGACTCCACCTCGGGCCCCAATCTGGGCGGTGCCATGCTGGGACGCGCCTCGGCCGACTTTCAGCCGCGCCCGACCTACGAGCCGCAGTCGGAAAACCCGATGGTGCGCTTCCACGAGGTGTGGGTGTGGGACGATACCTGCGAGGATTATGCGATTTTCACCAAATGCGACGGCGTCGACGGCGTGCTAGCCGACTCCAGGGAGACCATATCGGCCATGCGCAAGGCCGACGAGGAGCGCGCCGCCAAGCTCTATACCGGCGAGAGCAATATCTTCGGCATCGAGCAGGAGCATCCGTTCGTGCCGGTGGTGCCATACCGGCGGCCGGACTTTTTCTGGGGCAAGGCGCACTCCGACATTCTGATCCCGCTCCAGATCTGGACCAACGAGCGCCTGCAGCAGATCGCCGACCTTTTAGAGCAGAACGTCGACCCGACCCGGGTGGCCACAGGGTTCTCGGGGCTCTCTGACGAGAAGGTGGATACCTTGGGCGGGCCCGGATCCTGGGTCTACGACATGGTGCCGGGGGCCAAGCTCGAGCTGCTGCGGCCGCCGGTCAATCAGGACCTGTTCAACGAGTTTCGCGAGATTGGCGCCATCTTCCTCGAGGCCTCGGGCCTCACCGAAACCATCATGGGCCGCGGCGCCGAGGGCGTGCGCGGCGAAAAGCAGGCCAAGCACATGGCCATGACCGGCTCCGGCCGCATCCGCAAGGTCGCGGTCGGGCTCGAGCAGCCGCTGGTGCAGTGCGCCGAGAAGGGCATCAAGCTCATCCAGCGCAATTCCACCAAGCGCATGCGCACCGACAAGGGCATGGTGCTGCTGCCGAGCCAGGTCGCCGACCCATCGCTCAAAATAAGAGTGGCCGGCCACTCGCACTCGCCGCTATTCGCTGATGAGAGCAAGGAGCAAGCCGCCGGCCTGTTCAAGAGCCAGGCCATCGATCGCGAGATGCTGGTGCGCATGCTCAATCCGCCCAATGCCGACGCCATCATCCACCGGCTGCGCAAGCGCGTGATGGCCGAGCAACAGCAAGCGGAAGCCGATCGCAAGGCCGGCCATCCGCCCGGCAAGCCGCAGCACCCGAAGGCTGCATAATGAGACTTGCATACGCCGATCCGCCCTATCCAGGTATGGCGCATCTTTACCAGGACCACCCGGACTATGCTGGCGAGGTTAACCTTGCCGAGCTTATCGGGCGGCTGGAACGCGAGTACGACGGCTGGGTGCTCCACACCAGCAGCACGGCGATACCGATCGTTGCTCCCCTCGTGCCTGCTGGTGCGCGCTGGGGTGCCTGGGTCAAATCCTTCGCTTCCTTCAAGAAGGGCGTCAGACCGGCCTATGCCTGGGAACCGATCGTGTTCAAGCCAATGCGGCGCATGTCGGAGAATTACAGCGGGTCATTCGTTCAACGGGATTGGATTGAGGCTCCGATAACAATGCGCCGAGGATTCATCGGAGCCAAGCCGACGGCCGTGTGTCATTGGGCATTCGAGGTTGTGGGCGCTGATCCGAAGGACGAGTTTTTCGATCTGTTTCCGGGCAGTGGCGCGGTTGGGATTGCCTGGCAAAGCTGGCGCCCGCAGATTGTCATGGCGATTTGAGCGCCAGGCGGGGCTATCTCGTTCACTGAACGGGACTTATGCTCTCGCCCGCAACTGAACCCACCTTGTCCGCGAGGACAAAGGCAATCAAGAGGAGGCTGTCATAGCCAGACGCAGGCGACATAGACGCGGTCGGCGATAGACCGCACTCATTATATAGAGCCCCCGGCATGCGACTGGCTGCCCGGGGCTCTTTCATGTGTGACTACCAGATGTTGTGGCTTCGGTGGTAAGCGCGATGCATGCCCTTGCCCGGAAGCACGCCCCCTATGACCATGGGCGGCCCAATGCCACCCGGTCGCCCCTTGCCCAAGTCCCCGTTCGGCGGCCCCGCCGGCCCCGGCGCCACGCCCGCGCTCTCGCCCGGCGGCGGTGCCGGCAATGAAGCGGCCGCGATCGCCGACATTAAGTCCACCATCCCCATCCTGATGAAAAGCGCCAACGTGTTTCCGGTCGGCGACAAGCGCCGGCAGGCGCTGTTGCGCTCGGTCATGGCGCTGGAGGCCAACTTCGGCAAGAGCGACACCGACGACCTGACCGCAGCGGCGGCGCAGCGCATTGGCACCGCGGCCAAGAGCGGCATGGGCCTGCAAGGTCACAACATGCCGCCGCCGGGGATAGCGCTCGGCGGCCCCTCACCGATGCCCGGTATGGGCGGCGGCGGAGGTGGCGGTGGCGGCGCTGGCGGCGGCATGGCCGCCATGATGGGAGGAATGGGAAATGGCTGAATCGAATTACCTCAAGCCTAAAGTCACCGCCGGCAAGATGGAAGACCGCAAGAAGAAGAACGGGATGTTCCAGAACGTGTCGTCCTATCCGCAGCTCGGCGGCTTCTCCAGCGCCTCCAAGATCCCGGAGAGCGACCGCCCGATGGGGCTGGAGAAAGGCGACTTAACCAGAAAAGGTCGTCCAGTCTGATGGCCGAGAAGAAAGACGTATTCGAAACCACCTCGCCGTTCGAGGCCGGCGCCAGCAACAAGACATTTGCCGACACCTCGAACGACGTGCACTCGCTGGCGCCGGGGCGTGACTGGACCGCGCGCTTCAATCCCTCGTTTGACGCCAAGCGCTACAGCAATCCGGCCGGCATGCCGGGCGTGGCCTTGGTGCAGCGTGGCGGCGAGAAGTGCAAGCTGCCCTACAAGGGAGGCAAGTGATGGCCGAGCTGCATCCGCAGACCGCCGCCGCCATGGGCCAGTTGCTGCACCGCCTGGCCGGCAATCCCAAGACCCGCGCCCAGACGCTGGGTCTCATCAAGGAGATTGACCCGTCCTACCGGCTGCCGGCCGACGTGTCGATCGACAACCTCAAGCGCGAACTGGCCACCAAGTTTGAGAACGACAAGCGCGCCGATCAGCAGCAGCGCTACCAGAACCGCCGCGCCAACCAGCGCAAGAAGCTGGTCGATAGCCACGGCGAGGATGTGGTCAAGCAGATCGAGGAGGGGGTGCTGAAGAAGTACCCGCACCTCGACCTGGAGGACGCCGCCAAGCTCTATGCCGCCGACAATGGCCCGGTCAGTGCTGCGACCAACGCCAAGCCGGCGCGCCACGGCCAGTACTGGGAGTTTCCCGACATTCCGGGCCTGCTGACCAATCCCGACAAGGCCGCCAGCGACATGGCCTACAGCATGATCGACGAGTTTCGCGGGCGTCCGCGCTGATTGATAGGAGGCTAAAATTCCGACATTCGGTCAGGGAATCGTTCCCGCACAGGGCGCCATTGCTGCCGAGCTGGCGGCTGTGACGCGTCGCGCCTTCCTCCCGAAAGTTTTCGTGCAGCTCTGGAAGAGTACCCCGTGGATGGCGGCCATGCTGTCGCATGCGCAGGTCGCCAGCGGTGGGCTATCGCCCATCACTGTGCCCCTCCAGGGCAATCCTATGGTGACGATTCAGAATGTTGGCTACGACGGTTCATTCAACCAGCCCACCAACACCCCGGGGCTGCAGAACGCCGAATTTAATCTCAAGGGCTACCTGACCGCCATTCCGTTCCTTGGCTTTGAGGGTCTGGTGCAGCTCGATTACTCGGTCGTACCACTCATCGAAGCACGCATGAACGACGCGACGAACGTCACTCTCGACCGTTTCTCGTCCGACATGTACAACAACATCACTAATCTGCAGTCCATGGTCGGTCTGCCGGCAGCGATAGACGACGGTACATTCTCCGCCAGCTATGGCGGCATCAACCGTCCAAATAATCCGTTCTGGAAAAGCACCTACGTCCATAACGGTTCTCCGGTCACTCCCACCCGCAACCTGATGCTGCAGTATATCTCCCAGGTGACCAAGGTCACCGGCGAGATTCCCAAGATGGGTCTGATGGGCTTCGGCACCTGGACCAACCTGGCGCAGGACTTTACCCCCAATGAGCGCTACGTCGTCACCCCCGGCTCGGCCTTCGGCGAAGGCAAGGTCGAAGCCTTGTTCCGCGCCCTCGACGTTGCCGGTGTTCCATTCTATCCCGATCCTTACTGTCCGGAGGGTACGTTGTACCTCCTCAATACGGATTATCTCTCACTTTACGTGCATGAACGTGCAAGCTTCTATTTCACCGGTTTCGAGAGCACCTTGGCCAATGGTCAGTTTGGCTACATTGGAGCCTTGCTGACGTTGCTCGAGATGGTCGACGTGAAGTGCAAGGCGCACGGCAAGTTCGACAACATCGCCTTCCTGCCGATCTAGGGGGTTCAGATGAGAATTGGTGGAGCGTTTCCGTTCAACCCCGCAGGCTCGTTCCCGATCGCGCTCGGCGCCGGTGGGTATTGCT